GCACGAAAAAAGAGCACACAACAGCTTATGAAGATACGATAATTTACACTGTTTCACAATACGTTGAAATTTAGAGCTTTAAAGCGAGAACAAAGTTGACTTTTTACATCATTTTACAGACATTTACGACATTTTTGCCCCTTTTTTGCCCCTTTTACAAACAAAAAAAACCGCAAGCGTGAGCCTGCGGTCTAGTGTAATAATTTTTTATTCTTTCTGTATTTTTTTATTTTGTAGTAATCAAGCCGTCAGGCTCGATTGTGAATTCTGCTTGCTCAGCCAATCGGCCATCTTCAAGCATGAGATAGTATCCGCCGTTATATGGCACGAAACAGTCGGATTTCATGTCGCCATTTTGACCATCCAGGTAATACCATTTCTCGTAGTATTTAACCCATCCAGTCTGCATGGCACCGTCTGCGTTGAAGTAGTACCATTTGCCATTGATTTTCTTCCAACCACTATTGGCCATGTAGCCATCTTTGTCAAACCAATACCAATAGCCATCTGTGTGTTTTAACCAACGATTAGCATACATATAGCCTGACTCGTCGAAATAGAACCAGTTGCCATTAATCGCTTCAAATTTTGAGGTAGGGTATGAGCCATCTTTACGGCTCCACCACCAACCAGTATCGTCGTGTTTCCAGCCAGTTTGGTCTTCTTGAGGCGGCACGATATAGCCTACAATCGAATTTACTGAACGTTCATAATATCGACAAGGGCCACCGACATCGAGATAGTCCCAGTTGCCATCGATATTCTGTTCAATGGTCTTGATTGTAGAGCCGTCTGAATCTTCGTAAACAAGGCCAGTGTGACCGTAGTTCACACCGTCGCCTGCTACGAAGTTCTTGACGAAGAACCAACCAGCCTTTGGATACTGTGCCCCATAAACCACTTGTAAGCTTGCTGCTTCTGCTGAACGTAGTAAGTCAATAGCATTCCCCCAAAGTCGAGCACCAAAGAATTTATAAACACCCATGCACGTTAAATCAGCACACTGATAACCGTACATTCCGTCATAATCTACACCAGCTCCTTCATTTGCTTTATCGATGAAGAATTGGACCATTTCATTAATTTTACTCATTTTATTCCTTTCTTATAGTTAAGTTGTCGGCCAAGGATCATCCGTGACATACGATATAGATGATACTCGAATATCTCCAATGTCCTTGTCAGTAGGAATTGGCTCTAAAAATTGAAAACGTAAGTGATTTGCATCACCTTGTCCACCTACATACCAAGTTCCATACGGTATACCGTCGTCATTGAAAATTTGACCGATTAGTGAATTTGCGGTTCGATATCCGTAAGGAATACCTCCGTTTGACAGTATGAAACATTTTTTCTCACGATTACCTGGGTGCGCTACAAACGCAGGATTATTACGCCTAACAATACCAAACCAACCCCATTGTAGTCCACCGAATTGGTAATATACAGTATCGTTAATTCTGCGGATACGCATCGAAGAATTACCTAGTTTAGATAATATGTTTACGTTTTTCCAACCTGTGTCACCATCTAATACCACCCAGCCCTGGTTTCCTGAAGCAGTACGTTTAATCCATTTCAACGCACCATTTGTTTTACGAGTATCTACGTATGTCTGTCCAAGAGTACCGTCAACTTTACCATTAGGCATTCCCTCACCTACAAGTTCACTAGATGAGGTTGATGTAGATGAAGCATTTTGACTGGAAGTAGGTAAATTGACAGTCCCTCCACCGTGCGATAGTGTTAAAGCATTACCACTAAGAGATAGAGTTTGCGGAATCCCAACTCCGTCTGCGCCTTTAGGTCCAGGTTGACCGTCATTGCCTGCGGGTCCTCGTTCACCTTGCGGTCCTTGAGGTCCGATTTGTCCAGGTAAGCCAGCAGGGCCTTGTTCCCCTCGTTCTCCACGAGGTCCAGGTTGTCCGTCTAGACCACGCTCTCCTTGAATACCTTGCAATCCTTGAGGACCTTGTAAACCGTCTGCTCCTTTAGGTCCTGGTGGACCTTGCAGACCTTGAAGTCCTTGAGGACCAACTTCTCCTGGGTTTCCTTGTGGTCCAGGATCCCCACGGTCACCCTTTGGACCAGGAGTGAGAGAAATATTCTGTATCTCTTCCTTCGTAGCGAACTGACTCGTGTCGATTTCAGGCTTAGCTTCTAAGGCTGCTAAACGTTTAATGATCTCTGAATTGTCTTGTGCAGCACTCTCAATATGAATAGTCTTGAGAATTTCTTCTAATTCTGACCTGGTAACAATGCTATCAATGTCTACGATGCGACCTGTCTTCTGCTCGATTACAGGCGCATTCTTAGACTTATCAAGTTCACTAACTCGAACATTGAACTGGAAACTATATACGTCAGCAGATTTTTCAATCTCTTCAAAGTAGATGTATCCTACCACAGGTTCATCCATTGTTATCAACGATGTGTCAAATTTTACAGTGAAGGCATTATCTTCGATTGTCGCTTTGACAGTTGAGTACCGTTTTGAACGCTTGAAATAGAACAAGCAGATGACTTTGTTAGCAGCTAGATTATCAAGAGTGAATTTGAATTCAGCGATGTTCTTATCCATACTGAAGAATTCTTGATAGAGTCTATCAACATCTCTGTTATTCGATGTGATTTCAAGCTTCTTTTCGATGGTTTTCTTCAAGTCTTGCTCCTTTCTTTAGATATAAAAAAGAGAACCTAAAAAGGTTCTCAAATGATTAGTCTTTATTTGGCTCATAATATTCGAGCGCTCGTTCACTGTCTGTCAATCCAGCAGTTGTTGGATCATTGACAACCCCTAACAATACCAAAATATAAACAAACGTGTTTACACCATCTTGGACGTTCTTTGGAATTTCAAGACCAAACTGCTGAGACATCAAAAAGATTGCTCCTAATAAAGCGATTAAAGTGACTTTATTTTGTAAACGTAATTTCCAGTTGATTTTATTCATCGTCTTTCTCCTTTATTTCGACTTCGATTTTATCTTTCTGGTCAACATTGACTAGTAATTGACCAAGTTTTCTAGCATTATCTTTCTTAATTTGGTTGATGTAAGGTTTTAGGAATTCTGGGAATGCCCAACCAATCGCTTCCCAATTCTCAAGCACAGAGCCTAGATAATTGGCAATAAAGAACATTGTCCAGGCAATTCCCAACGGACGAACACCCAACGAACGGGCATACATCGCAACAAGTAAGATGACTGTGAATACTACGAAATGACGAATCAAACCCATGGTTCCAATCTTACTATCAAATCGTTTAGTCTTAAATGCCTTGACATATCCTGTAACGATATCCAGGATCATCAGCCAAAAAAAGATGTGGATGTATGGACTAGACGAAAGGTTCTTTAGATGTTCAATAAGCTCATGAATTGGTAAATCTCGCATACGTCACCTCTTATTGAACAGGTTGAGTGTCTAGCTCGCTAGATTGTTTCTCTGGTTTTGGTTCAGTCCATTTCCAAATGCCTAGCTTTCCGTTTTGTTCAAGACTTGCTAGCTCTTCGAGCGTTTGACCTTGATAAGTGAATTCTTCGTTCACTTGAACCATGACACGTTGACCTTCTTGGAATTTCTCTACGTGGTTAGGATTTTCAAGTGTGAAGATTTCTTGTGGTTTATAGGTCTTGCCAGTTTGGCCAAGGTCTACCAATTCAAGGCCACGCTTGAAAACTGTTGGATCTAGCGGATTGTCTACATCTGTTACACGAGCCAAGACCGCCCAGTCTGCTACTGCCTTAACTTCTGCGATTTTAGCATCTTTCTCAGCGAGCTTGACTTCATATTCTTGTGCTTGAGTTTGCAAATCTTCCTGAAGTTTTTTAACTCCTTCAGCAGGATTAAATTCAGTCGTCACTTGAGCAATGACTGCCTTAATCAAATCTTCATCTGACTCATTCATGTGATTGCCAATCAAGACACGGTCAAATGCTGTGTACGGTGCATCTTGTCGAATTGCTACGAAAGTTCGGTTGTTTTCTTGTAAGTATTTGTTAATGATTTTAAATGCCATATATTATTCCTTTTCTAATTTTTCTGCGGTTTCGTCAAATAGAGCTTTTAACTCTTCGTTTGACTGCAAGACTCTGTTGATTTTTTCAAGTTGTTCGTGAATTTGCTTAAATTTTTCTTGTGCTTCGTCACGTTCAGCAAGACTAAAAGCCTCATCGATTGTCTTATTTGTTAGTTGAATACCAAGATTTTGAATTACTTTGTCTGATGTGTTCATGTTTGCCTTTCTAAATATTCGTTCTGTAATAACCAGGTGCTCCTAAATTATTATATTTAAAATGATCTTCAATACCTTTAAAATTTTTATCTATTAAGTGAAACAACTCTACTAGAGAACGGCCTTTGAGTCCAATATCTGAAACATTCTCGATAGTATTCGCTATCGTGTCAATACCGATTGAAAGTGGGTCTGTTGCGTTATACATAAAATCGATTCTATCGCTATAAACGTTTAATGCTGTTGTATTGTCGTTTGTATTCCAAATCTGAATACCAGCTGAACCGTCATCCATTGCCATTCTATTATTAGAATTTGACATTAAAGCTGTGTAAGAACCATCTTTACCATGAATCGCCCCTTGGCCAAATACGAGATATTGTAAAGGTCTTCCAGCAAATTTATTTCTGATACCAACTCCAGGTTGGTTTATGTCTATCCATCCTGATTGCAAATCAAATGTCGTTTGTCCGTTTAGCGAGGAAATTCGGCCACCTTTGATATGATTTCCTGTGATATCAATCGACTGTATCTTTGTAATGGTCGCTTGTTTCGCAAATAACTCATTGATGAACGCTTGTTGTGATACCAATCGCTGGATAAATGCAGTATCAAATTTAACTTTCTCGGCCGTAACTGCTTCAGCTCCTAAAATGTTGGTAGTCACTGAACCGGCTTCAAAGTTGGCTGTTTTGAGTTTATCAATCATAGCTGACTTGATAACCGCATTATCGATCAGCGTTTCTCCTGAGATGTGAGTAGCTCGACCAATGATACGGTTGTTCCCGTTAGCAGCAAAATTGATACCGTTGATTATGTCGCCTGCGCTATTCAAATTATTGATAGCGTATGATCCAGCAACTTGAGTTTGAACCGTTTTAACGGCTTCCTCAGTATCTTCGGGCGAAAGCGTGAATGAAGTTGCTTGGCTTCCAGTTTCTAGCTTGATTTCTGAGATATAAAGGTTGATTGTCTTTCCTTGCTCTCCGTAAAGTTTCAAAACAACTTCATCAATATCCGAGCCAATGTCAAACGTGAAATCAAGTCGCTTGTATTTCTCCCACGGAATATCCCTATTTGGAATATCTTTCCAAAGTTGTGAAACATCCGAATTATTATTGCGTAACTGCAATCCAATTCTTAAACCGCTAAATCTTGCTTCACCGTCTTTTGAAAGCAAAAGAGAAAGCGTAATTTTACTACCACTTTTTGAAGTGATTTTGATTTTCTGTTCAAATCCAGAAGTGCTATTTGTAACTTGTCCGTAAATATGCGCTCCAGTTTGCTTTCGTTGTGTGATTGAGTGGTCGAAATTGATATTTAAACCATTTGAAGTTTTCAACGTCCAATTCTTTGAACCCTCTCGAAAATCAGCATTTCTGACGAAATTTCGACTATCTCCGACATTTTTTGCAACTTCAACTTGAAATAACTGACTCGTAAGAGCCATTCGCGACACATTATCAGCAATACCGTTATCAGTATTCCCTAAAATTCGCTCATAGAGTTGGGCCGTTTCTCTAACACGTTGAAAATCAACCTGATTGGCCTTGCCGGACATTTGACTAGCGATATTAGCGAATCGTCCATCTATGCCTTGCTTGTAATCGGCTAGTTTTGCCTCGTTATCTCGTTTGAGGGTTTCAAAACGTTGGTTAACGCCTTCGACATTTTCAAGGTAAGTGCTTTTAGCGACATAATCTCTTGATATTTTTTCACGAATAGCGCTTGTCTTATCGTCTGTTTCCTCTTTGACGTACTTCTTCAATTCGGTTTGAGCAGTCGATAATGTGCTACTAAATTCAGCACTAGTAACAAATTGACTGTATGCTTGGCTTTTGAAAGCATCAAGACTTTGTCTTGTTGTATCTACTAATCCTTTCACTTGCTCTGCTAAATCAGAGCTTGTGCCAGCCTTTTTCAAGGCTTCTTCTGCTTTAGCTTTAGCTTCTTCAAAACCTGATGGGTTGAACTCTTGGAACCGTCTGTTGATTTCTTCAGATAACGCACGTTTATCTTCTTCGGTTTTAGCTTTGATGAGCTTTATTTGATCGCTAAATTCTTGGTTGATTTGGTCAACCTTAGCGTCGAACCCTCTATCTGCTTCTTCAATTTTATTTTGAAGTTGAGCTTCAAAGTTATCAAATTGTAAAATCTTTTTCGTTATGGTCCCGGCATACGAATACTGCGCATCATTGCCAGCTTTACTGTCGGCACTAATACGGCCACGTAGCCCACCTTTGAAGTTGAAAGATTGACTCAAAACTGGAGATTTGAACGTCTCCCCTGTATTGGTTTTGATGGTCACCCACTGCCCAACATCAAGTAACAGATGTCCTTGATAATTCAAGCTAAACGGATAATATCTGATATTCTTGATATTGTGATAGAGGTTATCTAAGGCAGGCTGGTGCATCAACACATTCTCAATTTCAAGAGAACGACCTGTACGCAATCCAACTGTGAGTGTTTCTTTATCCTTTTTACAGGTTATCCCTGCGATTTGATACTCAATCTCGCTTTTGGTCAAACCATGCATAAAGTAACTATCTGCTGTAATCACGATACCTGAGTCAGTCAATTCCTTGATTTCAAGTTTTCCTTCTCTGTTAAAAAAACAAGACATCCCAAGCATTTGAGTCGATAAGCTCAAAACATCTCGAAATGTTAGTTTTTTATTTTCGGGCACCTTGTCAATTTGATAATTCATAGATGCAACATCCATGATTTCGTTAGAAAGTTTGATGCCAGTTTTTAAACAAATTTCTTTGATTACATTTTTAATATCTGCTGGATAGGTTAGGTCTGTGACATATTCACGGTTCAACTTAAACATGCCATCCATGAGTTCAAGTTCGGTTGTTTTACGATTTCGGTCGATTTCAATGTCGTTGATAAAGTATTCGCCCATTTTAACCCATTCATAGGTTCCGTCGACTAAAAGACCAATCTCTGGGTAAATTTTATCTAACTTTCTAAACGATGTGATCACGCTCGCAAAAACAATCTTGGCACTACCTGCGCACGTTCCTCCTGGCTTGTAGGCGTCACCTTTGATATAGCCATAATCAAAACTAGCTTCTTTGATATCACTTGATTGATACTGTCCTACTCTGATAGCAAGAGTACGGTTTTTAGCAAACATCGCTTCATTGAATTTCTGTCGTCTGAATACATCCATGTTTTTAAACCTACCTTTCTATCAGATTAAATTTAGCACCAGACCATGGCTTAAACTTCTCAGTAAATGAGTAGCTCGGAGCCGTTCTGTCTCCGACGTAAAATGTTTTAGTTGTTTGACCATGTATCGGATCCGGATAAGACACCGTGAAGAATTCAGGAGTTACGGCATTTAAAAGCTGACTCATTTCTTCTTGAGTCAGCATGCCCCACTCACAATCTAACTTTCGTTTGATCGTGATGCGGTCACGCACCATGTCTCCGTTTGCGTTACGTCCAGTTTCTCCGTCGATATCCTGGATACCGACTTGAAAAGATTTGGGAGGCTTAACAGCCACCCCGTTAATGATTAAGCGTGCCATTTTACCTCCCTTTAAATGTTAAGCAAGACTTGTCCTGCACGTTCTTGTTCTCGATTGATTTCTTGGATGGCCACACGACCAAATTCGTGCCCACCGATTTGAATGACGATGTCACCACTACCACTGAAGCCACTTGACTGTGTCAAGCCACCACCTAGAGCGTTGACTACGGCACCGCCTACAACACGTCCCATAGTTTGTAAGAAGCCTGTGTTTTCAAGAGGCATAACAACCTCTTTACCAGCCTCACCAATCATGGCTACGGTAGGACTATCAACGATACCCCCACGGGCTAAACGAGGAAGGCTGACATAGCCAATACTTCCTAGAGATACTCCAGGAATCTTATTGATCATTCCAATGACGCCATTGATCATACCAATGAAGCCATTGACGACGTTCTCGATTGTTCCTAAAACTCCGTTGACTGCGCTTCTGAAAGCTCCGCCTACTGCGCTACCGACTGCTTGGCCAGCATTTACAAAAATGCTCTTGACAGTTGACCAAACGCCACTGAAGAAGCCTCCAATGCTACTAAATGCGTTAACCACTGCATTATAAGCGCTTGAGAAAATACTTCCAAACCAAGTAGCTACGTTAGCAAGTGCATTCGTGACGTCGTTCCATCTTTCTCCGAACCAGGTGCCGATATTGGCAAATATACCAGTAAGTCCATTCCAAGCTTTCTGGAACATATCTGTGAACCAAGTGCCGATGTTTGAAAGCGCAGTAGCCACTTCAGTCCAACGATCACCGAACCATGTTGCTAAGTCCGTGAAAATGGCAATAATTCCATCCCATGCAGCTTGAAACACGCCAGCAAACCATTCCGCAACCGGAGAGAAAACAGCTACGATACCGTCCCAAATCCCTTGGAAGATTGCTACAATCGTATCCCAGATAACTTTCAAAGCTGCCACTGTTAAATCCAACAATCCGGTTAAGATTGTAGACAAGATGTTCATGATAGCATCGCCTGTTTCAGTGAAGCCATCGAAAATCTTGCTTATATCACCGGTAAGGATACCTGTGATAATATCAAACACGCCTTTGAGGAAGTCGGCTATTCCTCCCAAAATATCTGCAGCAGTATTAAATAATACACGAAAAACCTCTACTATGTACTCAATGGCAGGAGCGAGGATTCTAATCAGTAAGTCAACAATAAAGCTGATAACTGGTGCTAAATAAGCATTGATAACTTGTGACATTTCTTGGAAGCTAGCGACCATGTCCAAAATCTTTTGAATCAATGGTGAAATGTGCTTACCGATTGTATCGGAGAAACCTTGACCGATTTTCTTGATGACTGGTTGGATATGATTGTTCCACCCTTTTACAAATACGCTAACAAAACCAGATATAGCCTTAGTTGATGATTCAATCGACGGTCTAATATAATTATCATACACACGACTGATTGAGTCGACCATATCATTAATTGCTTGTTCTGCACTCTCGAAAATCGGAGCGATGTCAGACAAAGTATTTGAAAAAATTTCAGCAATGCCAGGCATGTTATCCGTAACAATTCGCTCGATACCTTTCATAAGGTCGCCACCAAACTTGTAGCTAATCTCTGTAATGATTGAACTAATCGCTAAAATAGATGACACGATCGAACTTCCGATACGAATAGCACCAGTCGATGTAATGACATCATAGAAGCCGTCTGCGAACGCTTGAGCGATGTTTCCAGCCGAGGCAAACATATTGCCCGTGTTCTCAAATTCTGCCACCAGAGCACGGATGATGCGCTCTTTTTGACGCCCTAGACCGTTTGCGATGCTTTCAGAAAGGAAAACACCGATACCAACTCCGACCGTACCGATAGAACCAGCTATCTGACCTAGTGCATAAGCGATTTTCTTAGTCATGCCATTGAAGGCATTAACTACCCGTGGATCAGTAGCGATTTCTCCAAGCGTCGTCTTGATTTGACCAAGACCAATCTTGATACGTTCTAGCCCCTCAGCTCTAAACGCAGCGTTAAAACCTTTACCAAATAGGTCAAATAAACCTTTCAGCTTATCTCCAAGACCATCAAAAATGCTCTTGAATTGGTTGTCCATATCAGTAAGAGCAACTTCTGGCAAGATATCCTTGAAAGGTGCGCCACCGCCACCCTTTCCTTTCTTGCCTTTGCCTCCACCGCCTCCGCCTTTGCCTTTTCCAGCACCGTCATCATCACCAGAATCATCTTTTTTACCTAATAGGTTGATTTCATCAAATCCCATTAGACCAAGTAATTCCTTAACGGCTTTCTTGGCTGACTTGGCTGTGTCGTCGAGGTTATCGGCCATACCACCTGAAGCATCATCTGCGTCACCCATAGCATCTGCTAGGTCGCCTGCACCGCCTGCTGCATCTTGTAGCGACCCGTTCATGTCATTGACTGCTCCGGCTACACCACCGTCTTTTACAGTCGCTTTTTTGTTAAACATCAAAGCGATGAATTCAGCCAATTTAGCAGTAACGTTCTTCAAGACCATAGCGAATGAGTTCAAGACTGGCATGACAGCGTTCACGATTGGTAAGAATGCATTCCCTACGTTTAAAGCAGCATCTTTCAGCAATGATTTAAACAAGCTGATTCGTCCGTTGACTGACTGAGACAATGTTGTACCATATTTGGCGGTTGCTTGTTCCAGGATAGCCATAAGTCGAATCTGTTGCTGAGTTTGGTAATCGAGCTGGTCCCAGCTTTGGCCATTTGCAAAACGTTTGAACGCTTCAGTAGATTGAATCATCGCCACATTGACGTTGATTCCCAAATCTTCAATTGCTTCGGTATTTCCGAGCAAACCTGAACGAATACGCTCCATAACGTCCGTAATACTACGACCTGAACCCTCTGCGACTACTGCTGATGTCTGAAGCATCTTAGCAGTATAGGCGCTGAGCTTGTTTGAGTCTTTGATAAAGCCAGAAAATAAGTTTGAATATACCGCCCCATATTTTGTCGCCTCACCAACGCCCATGTTCATAGCGTTCGCATTGTCGTTAACCCATTTTAAGAATGTTTGTGAGCTCTCGCCCATTTGGCGCTTGATTTGATTGACTGCTGCTGTGACTTCAAGAGCCATTTGAGTCGAATACATACCGACATCGAGCATCTTCTTACCAAGATATGCCAACCCGGCAAATTTAGCCAATTTAGCAAATGTACCCAACATAGAACCGGACTGTGCCTTAATCTTGTTGGTTGATTCTTGGACCTTACCAGATGCATCCTTGACTCTGTTCTCGACTTCTTTCATCTTGTTCTTGAAAGGCGCGATTTCAGCATCAATCATTACTTTGAGCTCATCGAGAGTAACCCCCATCTATTCTCCTTTCATCTTCATTTTTCGATTATGACTTTCAGCGAATGCGCGCATACGCTCCTTATGCATCCTCATTTCTTGTTCTTGCCTTGCCTTCTCGACTTGGTCTCTTTCTTCCTGGAACAAGTCCGGAGCGTAGTCCCAAACATCAAGAGGTTTAGCTTCTTTTGAAAGTAACAAGGATACGTTATTCGCTATCATCTGCGAAAGCCTGTAAGATTCAACTATTTTTTCTTTTTGTTTTTGAATCGTGACACGATTGTGACTTTCGATCATGTCTCTGATTTCTAATATGGTTAAATCCCAAAAATCGAGAGGCTTACCCCCAATATCTAAGAACATCGGATATAGCCTCTCAACCATTTCTTTTACTGAATGGACAGCAGTCTCTTTTAGTCGACTACTTCCATTTTGGTTTTGGATTTCTTGGGAGCTTTCTTCTTGTTTTTCTCCTCCCGTGGCATAAAACCCGATACTTGAAGCATCGGCAAGACAACATCTGCCATAAACGCTGCCTGGTCACCGCCATTGTCCACGTAAGAATCATATAGATCAGATACATCTTCGAATGAAATGCCGTGCTCATATTTTTGAAGAGCTCCATGAGTCAAGAGCAACATCACCTTCAAAGGAGGCAATGTGAAAGATTCGCCTTCTGCCGGCATGAACACCTTGAGCAAATTCATTCCGATTTTTTCTTCGACCTTAGTCGCTTGCAAGGATGTGAGGCGGAGCTTCAACTCCTTATCCTCACTGACTTGCCAAACTGCGTATGGTAGATTAGTCATCTATTAGCCTCCAATTCCATCTGTAAATTCAAGTTCAGATTGTAGTGCAATTTTAAGAGTAAACTCAATAACAGAGTTCACACCACCACCGCCAAGTTTGACAGATACCTGTCCTTCAAATTCAACCTTGGTGTTGTCTGGGTATTTTTGTTCAAAGAAGAGTTTTTCCTTGTTTTCTGCTGCTTTACGCAAAACACGGTAAGAAGAAGTTGTGCTTGAGTTATCATAAGCGAACTTGTATTCAAGTTCTCCAGCGTCACCAATACCAAATTCATATTTTTTAACCTTATCTGCAAGGGTTGTGTTTTCAACCTTTTCAGGTTCGATACCGAATTCAGGTACTTCTTTGAGTCCTACAAGTTTTTCGTAAGTTCCTTTAGCTTTTCCGTAAGAAAGCGTAATTCCGTTTGCTAACATTTAATTCTCCATTCTGTATTGATAGACAAGCTCAGAGTCAAGGTCGACGATACCTTCGAATCGCATCAACTTATGACGCAAATGCGACGGGTCAGGAACGTCCTGACAGTCAGTTCTTCGTAAACCTAACGATGCAAAAATCTTATCGATTTCAACCGCTAAGTTGCTTGTACTGTCTTTGTCGAATATATCAACCTTGTAGCGGATATTCGACTTGCGCTCTTTCTCGTCATACCAATCACCTGGTTTGTTCTGTTCTTCTAAAAAAATGACGACTGGGAAGTTCTCCCAATCGTCCGGATAAGTATCGGTCACATTATCTGCGACCTTTTGCAATTTTTTGTAAATTACGGGTTTAATATTAATCAATATATCTGCTCCTTCAGCTTCCTACTAACGTATTTAGAGATGTTATTCGATACACGTTCCTGGTTGTCCTTCAAGGCAGGGTACAAGTAAGGTTGTGCTGGCTGACCATACATCTTGTAGAACTCGCCTCTTTTCGCAAAGTGGTAAGGTCCTACGTTGATTTGGTCTTCGTGCACATACCAAGGCGTAGAGCGATAGGACACGCTAACTTCTGGTGATATACCCGAATGATTTGCTAGTCCTTTCGGACCTGTTCCAAGCTCGACATAAGCGCCGTGGTCTGAATTCGTGAAGACTTCACCGATTACTCGGCTACCTTCAATCCTAACTCTTACTTTGATACTATTCCTCAGCTCGCCCTCATTTGCCGGCGCTCTGAGTTTAGCTTCTGCTTGAACTACATTTTTACACGCATTCAAGACCGCACGCCTGACGATGTCATCGCCTACTTGTTTGCTTGCCAGCTTACGGCATTTAGCGATTAAGCTATCTGCTCCGATTAAATCTGACACGTTCTAACTCCAATACTTGATGTTGGCTATACACTTTCTTTGAGATAACCCGATGCGTGACTTCTGTCTTGCTCTCGATACAAACACCATCTTTGACATTAATGTTTGCATCCTTACTCGCATTCGCATTCAGGATATCATTCAAGCGTTCGCCGTAAATCTCAGATTGTAGTTTGCTGCTCGCTGGCCACAATTCAAGTCGAACTTCTTCAACTTTGTCCGTGTATCCTTCCTTAGCAATCCCCTCATCTGTCACGATTTTCTTGAATCGTTTCATGGGATATGGCTTCAGTCTATTCTTTTTCAAAAACATGGCCTGCCACCCTCGCTAATCGATGCATCCGAATACGCTGTAAAACGCCTATAGACAATCCGTTCTCTCCGTAGGTAACAGATATACCACCTTCGCTTCTAGACTGCTCTCCCTCGCTTCCTGAGCGGTTGTAGAGCTCAATTACAAGTTCAGGGATAAGTCTTTCAAGTGCAGGCGTGAGATTGTCCCGATTAGTTTCTGATAAAATGATATTTTCTGCCCGTAAAATCAAAGACGAGAGGACTGCTTCGTCACTCTCGCCCGTCAATATTTTAAGTTTTCCAAGTTCCATAAGACCTCCTAATCTAAAGGAGTCGTCTCGTCTCCTTGTGCTTCGGTTTCTTTTCCGTCAATGATTTCAACTACATCTGCGATATCAACCGAGAACCCTTCCTTGAGATTATGCGACAGTTCGTCAAAACGTTCTTCTGTCATCTCAAAAATCTCGTTCTCTTGTCGAACCACATTAGCTTGCCAATCATTGAACGCTTGTTTGACTCTGACTTTCATGGGTCAGGCCTTATTTCTTGATTTCTGCAAGCACGACTTTAGAATCGTCTGAAACAGCCACTGTGTAGAATTCGTCGATTGAGATTTCAGTAGAGCGTTTCAATGATTTACGGTCAACTTCGACGTTTGGATCGCGTTTGAGATAGACCGTCAATGCTGCAGTGTCTTTTTCAGTTTCGTCATCATGAGTAAGTTTGATGATTGGGCAAGTGTAGAATGCGCTTGTTGTGTCAAGAGCAACCTTCTTAGTAGCAACGATACGTGCATTGGCAATCATACCAATTTCACCAGTCATAACGACTTGGTTTGGATATTTATCTGCTGAGATAAAGTTTGGATCCTTACGCAAAGTTGTGACTTGTTTTGGATTGACAAACATTACTTTTTCGGTATTGACTTCTTCTTCAAACAAATCAATAGCATCCACGATTACATCATAGCTAATTGCTTTCGTTTTAGAGTCATACTTACGAGTATTTGTTTTCAAAAGTGCATCCATTGCATCGCTATCGATTTTAGATGCGACAGAAAGTGCGAGTTGGTTTTCTGCGTTTCCTACTGGATCGCCATAACCAGAGAGGACAGCTTCGTCTGTCAGTTCAACGGCTTTCATTGCCTTCTTGATTGTAGCCTTTTTAGTAGATGTGCCAAGAACTACAACACCAGCTTCCACACCTTCGTTTACATCTTCGGCATCACCGATGTATGTGTAAGATGGTACTGTGATTGTGTCTCCTGGTACGCCTTGAAGCGTACGGTCGATAGCTGCAAATGGAATCACTTGCAATTTCTTTGGTAGTTTAGCTGCAATCATGTCTCCCATTACTTCAGGATTCACGAGGTTTGCGATTTTAGTTTGTGTCATGTTTTAAATTCCCCTTTTTTAATTAATTCAAAAACGAGTTATACAATTCAGGATTTGATTGCTTCAATGCAGCCTTTTCTGTATGACTCATTTGGAAAAATTGAGCTCTTGAGAGCCCTGTTGATTGTTGTGGCGCAGTCTTAATAGGTGCGCTACCTTTCATTCGGTCAGATACACCTTTCTGGACTGCATCCTCCCACGTTTTCTGAATGCTTGCAACTGATTCAGTTACAGCTTCAGCGTTTGACAAATCAACCACGGATACTAATTCAACTGGTAAGCCACGTTCGCTTAGCATTGCCTTAGCTTCTGCGGTCAATTCCTTACGAGCAATCGCCTGTTCACGGTTAGCCAATTCTTGCTCACGCTGATCTAACTGATATTTCTGTTTCTCGTCAGCGTTCATCTTGGCAAGCTTCTTAGCTTCGTTTTCCTTGAATTCTTGCTCTGATTTCCACTTAGCAAATTTCTTGTCGATGATGGCATCGACTTCTGCATCTGTGTACTTCTTCTCGTCTTGCGGTTGGGTTTCGATAGTAGGTTCTGCAGGTACCTTTTGTTCTTCAACCGTTTCGACTGTTTGTGTTTCTTCGTTCATTACGAACCTCCTATTTTTAAAGTCGTCCCCGACTGTATAATTCCATGGCTTTTTATGTCGTCAATGCTCGGACAATATAAAAACCGTATAGGTTATATACGGTTAGAAATGCGATATAGATAGCAGTCTATTCCTGCTAGTCAAGATGTTGGATCACCTACTTTCTATTGCTGAACTCATCGATTAGGCTTCTTGTGAGCGATAAGCAAAACGCTACAACCATCAAGAATACTAACCAACCTAGTGCTATTAGCACCCATTCCCAAATAAACATCAACTCCTCCTTTCTGAGCACGAAAAAAGCACTTAGATTTCTCTAGGTGCTTAATGTTATAAATTAGCAATAGTATCCTGGATACTTTGCCATAATTCTTCATCGCTTATCCCTGCGTATTTTTTTTCTATTTCCTCAATAGGGGGAATAGTAATCTCATCGGGTTGAGAAAGCCAAAACTTCTCTTCTTCCTTTGTCAAAGTATAAGGCATAACTAATCAATCCTTTCAAAAGTAAAGTCGTACTTTTCAGCAAACAATGTCAATGTTTTTTCCTGTGCTTTTACTTCAGTATAACCTAATTTAATCATTTTTTCAATCAAATTCTCATATTCTTGATTAGCTTTTTTATGTATCCGTTTATTAGGTTTTGAATACCAATATACACTCCCATCATGACCTATAGTCAATCCATATTTGACAGTATTATTTTTGCTTCGTTGTTGCAATGAAGCAAGGTCACTAAGTGATGGCGGATACCCTGATGGATGATTATGAATTGAAACAAGACTTTGTTCAGATTGTTCTTTAAAAGCCTTTCTGACCTGTTCGTTATAAACTACACCTTTTCTCTTTCGAGCCTTGTTAGACAATGCTACGACTCTACCAGTCTCCGCATCAAGTAAATAGTAATCTTCATACGGTGTACCGTTTCTATGTTGTAACATTTGTCTTGAAACTCTGGCGATAGAATCAGAAAGGTGTGAGGTCATAGGGTGTCTTTTTATTTTATCAAGAAACTCATCACTTCGTATATAGTCGAGATTTGCTCCATATTCCCCACCACTCAACTCACGTTCTCGTGGTTTCTCAACGTATTTATCGTACCACTCTTTATAACTCATATCAGCAGGTACGTACTCGACTTTGCCTGTTTCGGGATTTCTAGCCCTGCGCTCAAGCTTGCTGTAGTCGATATCCTCATCATGTGCAATGGTTGTAGACCGACACCATGGATGTAAAGGCGGATAGTTCACACCAGGAACAGCCTTGTCCGTATCGTAAACCTTGTTGTCGTGCTCCTGGCAAATGTGAGACGTGCGCTTATCTAAAACCGCTACGAACTTATACTTTGTAATCTCAGCATCTTCATAGCTGAGAAGTTCCATCTGGTTATGAAAAAACGCTGACTCTGTCCGAACCAAGCGTCTAGCTTTGTTTTGGCCAACCTCAAATCGTTCAGCGATTGCTTGAGATGTATCTCTTACGCTTCGGCCAGTCATAAGACTCACCAAAAGCTCGTCTTTCACGCTTGAAGCGAGCGCCCCAGTATTTGACCATATCCTGTCCGAATAGGCCTCTCCTGTCCACTTTAGACCTTGTAGACGTTTGATTTCTGTTTCAGGTAAGTCGGAGAAGCTATAAGCAAGTCCTGTTTGCTGCTGCAAGTCAAAGGTAGCCTTGTAGTAGCTATCCTTCATCAAGTCGCTATAAAAGGCATCTGAGCCTTTCTTCTCAGAATGATAGATAGACTCACGCATACGGTCTAAATCGTCGTTCAAACGTTCTAAACGCTTCATGCGATAAGCGTAAGCCGGACTGTCTAAATCAGCCAGTAACCTTTGAATATTCGGGTCGTCCGGTCTTGCTTCAAGCACCTTACGAAGTTCGTTTAGGTCTTTCTGGTCCTTCATGTTCTTCAAGACATGACGAGCATCACGCTCACTTAAACCATAATCACGTTGAAAGTTGTCAAAGATTTTGTTGATTTGTTTATCTAGATAAGATTTCGATTGCCTGTAGACATCGTCAAACTTGTCTGCTTGCTTCTCAACCTTATCCATCTGCTCATAGATGAGATTAGCCTTCCTCTTGGTCCAATAGTCTTGATTCTTCATCTATCACCTCTTCGTCTGGCTTCGTGTTCATCTGATTAAAGAATGGCACACGTTCCATGTTCTTTTCTTTCTCTTCTTCGAGGTCTTCCAATTCAGCATCAGGATCTTCAACGAATGGCAAGAGAGAAATAAGTTGACGAAGTGACACCTTACCTTCCAGATTATTGATAACCTGTGACAATTCAAGTAAGTTCTTAGGCAATCCACGGCTAAACTGTGGCACGATTGAGTGTGCCTCAAGAGCAATCTGCTGCATGCCCAGATAATGAGCAAAGATAGCAATACGTTGACGAATACCACGTTTGTAATTTGCTTCTTTGGTCTTAGTAATCATCTCAAGGCCTAGCAGCTTGAACTCCATGGCCACCCCAGAACTATTGCCTGCGAAGTTCTCATCTGTCAAATTTGGTACATGACTAAATGTGTAGATGTCTTCTTTCAAAGCCTTACGCAAGATTTCAGTAGCGTTCTCGTCCAGAGCATTTTTTAAGAAATCAGCCTTGGCATCTGTTGGCAACTCCAAAAGTCCTTCTTCAGCAAGGATTCTCATTGCTTCCCTTGCATCTTCCAAGTTGTCAGCCAATTGCGCTCCGTACAGAACAAGAATAGATTCAACCGCTTGTTCTTTGTCGTTGACACGATTACCCATCAACGAGTTGTAAGCATCGATTAAGCTAATTTGTTGTTCATAATCACCAATCGCGAAGTGATTATTTCGATATTCGATAATTGGAACCTGACCAAGATTGTGAGGTTCTACATTTTCATTCTGTGTCGTTCCTTTGCTCGAATCATGCAGCACAATGTGATAGTGCAAATTTTGAGTAAAGACTTCAGCTTGATACTTAGTAGCATCCTTTGTATCATCCTTGATTTCGTAGTAGTACACTGAAAAGAGAACCTTGCGTTCAATACTATCATCGTAAACCAGGAATACATTCTCGGGATCTACGCTAGTCGAATCAAGTTCAGTCAGTCCTTCTTTTGCATAGATGTATTCGTAAGCACGTCCATAGATAGACATATTCAAAGCGTTCTGTGTGTCTACCTGGTCAATCTCAGCACCATCAAACGCCACAAGTAAGGATTCAATATCGCCTTCAGCAGTATTATTGTACTTAATAGCGTTGCCCATGAAATAACCTGTGGCCGTGTCTGCAATATCCTTCGCATGATTGGCTACTGTCTTGAAGTTTGGTGCGTTTTTGTTACGTCGCTCATGATTCAAGATAGCATGTTCACCTAGATAGTATTTCTTCAATTTCTTCAATCGTTGGCGTTCTTGTGTGTGTTTTTGAATCAGCTTGTAAATCAATTCCTTGTTCAAAGCTGTTTCGTCGTATCCCTCTCTCGGATAAGTTAAAATCTGATACATTTAATTCCTTTCTATAAGCCAAAATCTGACCGTCTGCGGACAGTTGCTTTGACACCTTCGATACATTGAAGACTATATCGCAATGCGTCCATCAAGTGGTTATTCTTATCTTCTGGCTTGTTTAACCAATTACCTTCTTTATCGCGTTGGTAACAATAACTGTAAAATTCGTCCATGATATGTTCACACCTCGGATGCACATAAATAGCGTATCCTTGTAGTTTGGATACGCCTGCCATGATACTATCTTTTCCTTTCCTACTCTCTTTGATTCGAGATATGCCATGTTCTGACCTAAGTTCTTCAATCAGACGAGACTCTGCGCTATCTGCGATGATTGTCGAACGATGATAACCTTTATCTTTTATCAACTTAGCGACTTCCTTGGTTATCAGACCAACTTTGTAAGCTTCGTCAAAGATGTGTATTTCTTTTGTTTTTTCATTTATCAATGAACAACACAAAGCGGTTGGATCGTGAGTGAAACCAAAGTCAAGGCCGATGCACAACTTGTTATCAGGGTTTCGCAACAACTCATCTTTATCAAATTCCTTGACAGTCACATTGTTGTAAATTAAACCTTCAGCAACACCCCATTCGCCATCACAAACAATTCTTGCACGCCTTGGATTCGTATGATACAAATCTTCATAACGCTTGATATCGACTTCATCCAGCCACTCGTTACATCGATAGGTAGTCGTCATCGATAGCGTATCAGCTCGTTTAGTTTCTTCGTCAAAGAAGACACGTTTGAGCCAGTGCCTCTCGTTCCACGGGTTGAACGTGACCGTGATTTGTTTAAAAAAATCAGGAACATCTAAGCTACCACGGATTGACTCGACGACCGTACTGAACTTATCTTCAGTCTCGATTTGATACGCTTCTTCAAACCATGCCCAGCACAGTATACCTACATCTACCGTGATAGATGTGATTTTAAGTTCATCATCCAAACCGCGGAATAGAATCTTCTGCCCTGTATCTCTCACTGTGATTTCAGGCAAAGACTCATTGAATTTGAATTTATGGGCGACCTTGAGTTGATTAGCTGCCCACTTAAAATCCGTATAGGTTGATTGCTTGTTCGTATTCGAGTATCTACGAATGACAAGCAAGTTAGCCCAGGGATATTTCAATAAGCGTATGATGTAATTCAAAGCGGTCGTCTTTGACTTCTTCGAACCACGGGAACCCTTGACAACTCGATAAAGATTTCTCGAACGCCAGAACTGACCATATCCATTGCCTACCATCTTTGGTAGATCTACGACAATATCGTTCTGTTTAATCTGGTATGTCTGACTCATTCGCAAACACCACCGTTCCAGAAACGTCTGCATCTACTTTATCGGTCCACATCTTATATCGTTTACCTAGTAACTCAAGAGCTTTATTTCTATCGCTATTCTTCGTCGGGTACTCGACAAGCTGAGGGATTTCGTTGTAGACCTTAACAGACTTACCACTCACAGGATCTGGTTTCAATTCAGCAACCTTGGTCATGACTACCGTGGTTTCCATGGCTTGACCAGAAGCAATCTCTGACAACATCAAAAGAATTTGTTTTTGCGTCAAGATTTTTTCATCCTGGAGCTCTTCCATTCGTTTTTGAATGTAATCAGAAATGTCAGCTTTTGTCAACAGACGCTGTCCTTGACTTCTAGCAGTCTTTTCACTATATCCTGCCTTAATAGCAGCATCTGTCGCATTTGCGCTGATGATGTACTCGTCAGCGAATCTCTGTTGTTTTAAAGTCAATTTAGTGATTTTCCATCACCTCCACTTCTTGAAAAATCAAAAAGCCACTCGATGAGTGACTTAACGAGAGGAGACTACTAACCTCTATCAGAATCAATAGTATATTGTTACCTTTTCTTTTTTTATTTTGTTGTAGTCGTTAGGACGGCGCCCGGAATTGAACCGGGAAAACAAAAAGTTTGGAGAGCTTATCTGTGTGAGAACCAAAATAGTAGAGAATCCTATCGCCGCCATAAAGGGCGTGATGCCCTTCAGTAAAAAATATATAGGAGCCTATCAGCCTCTTGCTGACAATATCATAATAACACTTTAAAGTTTCACTTTAGTTCACTTCGTTCACATTTTTTTGATAAATTTCCAAAAGCTGACTTTCTAATTTTTTGAATAGCGCCTCGGCTATATCTTAGTTTAGCCTCAACTTCGTTCCAGGTCATCCCATCGATGTAAAATAATCTCATTACGATGTTCTCCACCGGATCGTCTAGCGACTCGATAGCTTGAATGAGTTCTTCACGTTCTTTATACAGTGCTTGAATTTCCTGATAGAGTTGTTCTGATTTGTCGATGATCAGCACGTTTAATTCTTCAGACTTGTTTTTATTATTTTTTGATTTCGGCATATTATCAAATTGCTGTCCTCGTAAAATACCCGACTTCAAGCTGATGATTTCCTGATGTTTCGACTTCACTTTGATATCAATATATTGCAAGGCCTTTAGTCGCTGCTTAATATTGATTGTCAATTTACAAATCCCCTTCTTTCACAAATGAACCGTTTATCATTTTTCCTTTTCGGTTTTTGATCTCGTTATACGCCAGTTCAAAACATTCTGCAATGCTCCAGCCTTTCTGTTGACAATAGATAGTCAGCACTACCAAAATATCTCCGACTGCATCTTTTCCGTCTTGCTCACGCTCTTTCAAATGCGCTTGTGCAAGTTCGCCGGCTTCTTCAAATAATTTCAACGCTTGCGCCGTGCTATTGTCCGGATTGTCCAATCCTCGTTTTTTTGCCCATTGTTCGACACGATGCGCCAATAGTTCCATGTTTGTCGTCATAATTCAATATCATCTCCTACTTCAATATTTTTATATTTGTCTTCACTCACCACGAAAACATTCCCGTTTACCGTGATAGTGAACAAACTTCCGATTTTTCGTTTATCTTCAACCTTGCCCGTAATCTGATACTTGCTATCTGCATGATAGACAAGCAAGGGTTTCTGCTGCTCGTCTATAATCGACCGTTGCATGAATAACAAACAAGTTGATAATAGGCAATAACCAATTAAAAAGCGTTTCATTCTTCCATCTCCTTTTTTAAATGCATAATTCTAAGGTTTACATAAGCCATTGCATGACTTAAAAAAGGCGTAGGATATTTGGGTAACATTTCACGCATACGCTCATAGTATTCTAGTTCCGTTTCTTTAACCTTGAGTTCTTCTGCATCTTCCTTTTCGAGTTTCAAAATAACTCCATTTATTCTTGAGCCTCTACCATGACTTATTTTTATTTTTATATCATGCCCGTTTGCAATATGTTCAAGGTCGTTCTTGGATAAAAATATTTCAAGCGCACTCATCACTCAACCTCCAAAAGCTCTTGATTTTCGTAGATATTGCCGATGACCTCAAATGTTTTAGATACATGAACAGCAAATTCTTCAAAATATTCTACATCTACGCCTTGCCCGAATGGTACACTAAAACCATATTTACCAATCATATAAAATCCTAATGTTTGATGATATTTAATATCGCTTATCACATCTCCATCTGTAACAATATCCCCTTCAAATATTTCTTGACCATTTCTGTCAAACAATCCTGTTGATTGCATAAGGTATGCTTCATCAATCGACCAGCCGTTTAAGTAATTGCATGAAAGTTTTTTGCTATCGTTAGCATAGACATTACCATCCCAGATAATCAATTCATCATTAGTAAACATCTTTTGTTCATGTGTATCCCACGCGCGAAACTTCAGTATCATTTTTCTTCCCCCTCCAACTGTTTCTCCAATCTCTTCAGTTCTTTCTTCAGGAATTCACGATGTGCAGTTCTTGCTTGCGCAAATCGTCCGTTGCAATCTTTCGAGTATTTCTCGATTTCCTCTTTGGTTTTCTCAATCGAGTGCTCCAAAGCTTCAATTATTGTTTGTTTGCTATATTCCATAGTTTAACCTGCTTGTTTTTCTAGCCAGTTAAAAAGTAGACCGAATTGCTCTGTCACCAGCTCGTCATCATTGTATTGTTTGCAAATTTCTCCGATAGACGACACAGCCCATTGCCAATAAGCATCTGTCCCGAATCCAACTTCTTGACTCTTCTGGTTGCTGCGTGCCATCCATTCCGGAATTTGTCTGCTAAAAAAATCAATGTAATCAATCTTCATTCCAATTCCTCAATTTTGATATAGATCCCGACTGTGTCTGCCCAGAACTTTTCTGCGATTTCGCTAGCCACTTGAGCATCATCTTTCCAGTATCCAAGTTTCGTCATGCAGTCCTTGAGTAATTTCTGCAAATTATCCGTATCTGGCTTTGTGGTCTTGTACTGTCCATCATAGCTTTTTTTGATACGAGGAAAACACCACTTGACTGTCAAACGAATCGCTCCTTTAATTTTATTCGGAGGGACATGTTGCGCAAGCAAGCTCTCAAATTTCGCCCTGGCATTTTTCAAATCAGCTGGCTCATAAAAGATTGGCTTCCCAAATTGGACGTTTACCTTTTTTTGTTGGTGAGTCGTTGTCGGAATTTTTTGCATCGGTAAAAAGAATTCAATCATCATAGTCTACACCTTTCCACTGACCTGTTTCAGGATTGTAGACGATGTAGCCAGCTGTTTTTAGTTGGTCTTTTACCCAATTTAAAAGAGTCGGCTGATTTGCAACCCATTTCAAAACTTCAGAATCGGAATACCAAAAATCTTGCCCCGGCAACGTGTGATAAAGCGGTGGCATTTTTTTGCCTATTTCCAAATTCACTGAATACTTTTTCTTTCGACGGACCATTTTTATTTTTCCTTTCTTTTTTTATACGCGCCTAAGTTCAGAGTGAAGGACAGGGTTACAGGGTTACAGGGGGCGTAGCTCAATCGCCCCTGTTCCTGTACCTGTTCTTCTGAACTCTCAGGGACATTTTCCTAAATATCTCTCCTCAAGGAGGGAGATATTCTGTCCCTGGTTTTGTCCCTGAGTTTCTCGGGTTTGTCCCTAGGGCTCAAAAACCGCATGGTTGTAAGTTTTCTTAGGGACATTTTCGGGTTTGTCCTTGTCCCTATTGACATATTAGGGACACAGGGACATTTTCGGGTTTGTCCTTGAAATGTAGGGACATTCCCGAGGGACATTTTCGGGTTTGTCCATCGGGTTTGTCCTTGTCCCTATTTTGTCCCTGGGTATTCTTTGGGTGAAATTTGATTATTTTTTACTTCAAAATCACCATTGTTTTTTACCCATCTTCTGACGGTTTTTTCACTAACTGGTTTATCTTCTGTTGAAAAATACTCAACCACTTCACTCAATTCAACGGGATTGATTCCATCAAATAATGCATCCATAGCAGTGATGAATTTTTCGTCAGCAGATTTCTTTTTCTTCTCATTTCCCTTTTTACTATCTAGGTTCTTTTTCCAATTTGGCGCAGTCTCATCCAATTGAATATCGGCCAGTACGCCCGTTTTATCAAGCGCGTGTACTGGATAGCTGAACCACATGTTCACTGGCTTGAATTTGGCAAACTCGCGAAGCGTACCTTCTACACGCCACGCAGTCGCTATCTGAATTTGCTTGCGTACTTCTTCGAGTTTGTCCACGTATGGAGCTCGAACCATGACATCGTCGATACCTTTTTCAAAGTGCGTTCTCATCTGCGCAGGACTCAATAGATCATCTAGTCCGACATTCTGTTGGTAATAAGCGTTATTTCGTTCTTGTAAAGCTTGCTTATAAACCTCGCACGCTGCTTGGTTCAAACGTTGCGTCAATAATTCTTCTGACACTTCCAACTCTACTAAGTCGATAAGTGCGTCAGGATCTCGAGCGAATACACCAGAGCCACTAGCGCGGTCCATGGACTTCTTGCCACCTTGAGAACCTTTAGAGTGGTGATGGCAGTAGATAACACTAGAGCCTAGCTCTGTCGCCACCTTGTCGAATTGATTGGTAAAGTGTGCCATCTGGTCTGCGCTATTCTCGTCACCCGTTAGAACCTTGTAAATCGGGTCAATGATAACTGCGATATAGTTCTTTTTCAAGGCTCGACGGATAAGTTTAGGTGCTAGCTTGTCCATCGGGACGGTCTTCCCACGAAGATTCCAGATATCGATGTTGTTGATATTTTGCGGAGCTAATCCCATAGCTTGATAGACATCTCGGAAACGATGTAAGGCAGACGGTCTGTCTAACTCCAGATTGACGTATAACACACGTCCTTGGGTACAATCCCAACCGAGCCACTGTTTACCCTCTGCAATCGCAATCGACATCTCAATTAAAGCAAATGATTTACCAGCTTTTGAAGGTCCGGCAATCAGCATTTTATGACCTTGACGAAGAACACCTTTTATTAACTCAGGCGCCAATTCTGGCAAATTATCCCAGCTGTCCGAAAGTGATTCTGGATCAGGTAAATCGTCGTTCAAATCTTCGATGTATTGATACCACTCATCCCAATCAGCCTTACCGATGTTCGTATCTACTAAGAACTGTTTCTGGCCATTTCGAATGAATCCAGGCATACGAGATAGTCTGCTTGGGTTTCGGTTCTGTGTGTCGACGATGATTCCGTTCTTTTGACAGATTTTATAAAGATAATCAACACGATTACGATATTCTTCGTAGTTCTTAGCATCTACTTTGACGATAGCGTGTAGTGATTTATTCCCACTGTGGACCAAAGCAACAATCGGCAATTCAAGCTCTTTATAGATTGCGTTTTGCTTATCGATTGGCATACTATCAGATTCAACCAGGGCATACCTAAAATCTGTCACGTTTTCGTTCTTGGCACCCTTGCCATCCATAGGATTGAATCGAACCCATGCGCCAGCTTCTTCGTGGTAATCGCCCAAGACTGCACCGATATCTCCATTACATTTACTAAGAGCTTCAATCAATTGTCCAGCAGTACGGTCGTAAGCTCCCTTAGTTGGCAGCCATTTGACAATCTCGCCTGTTTCATCGTCCGTTTTCGGATAACATTCAGTAACATAGCCAACATTTTCGCTAGCTTCAAATAGTGTTTCAAGATATTTGATAATTTCTTGAACCGGATTCCAAATTGTAGGCTCGTGGATTTCCTTTCCTTCAATCCAATCTTTATCAATAACGCGATAGTCACGGTCGATTGTATCTGTCCAACCTAATTCATGAGCATTCTCACCGTCATAGCCAGATTGAGATACCCAACCATTTTCTTTCGCTAGTTGGGTAATCGTTGCACCAGTCACGATAGTCCCAGCTTCTTCGTTGAAAGTATCCCATTTCTTGAAGCATTCAAACTTCTTATACCGGCTATCATTTTGCGACCAGTTGTCCCAGTCGGATGCCGTGTAACCTTCGTGTTTTAAGGCCATACCTATGTTGACCCATGTCTGGTAGTCTACCGTGGCAGGATTGATGTAATCCAGCAACGGCAATAAGTTAAAATCATTCTCTGCCACTGTTTTCTCCTTCTTTAATTTGGCACATATTCAGACGGTCGCACGCCTGTAGGCAATCTCCATCCATTAGCAGCGATACGATCAATCATGTTTCTAGCGTGGTCAAATTGCCACATGCCCACATCTTTGAAACCACGACCTTCCAGGAAGCGAATCTGTTTTGGTGTGGTCAAGCCTTCTGATTGTCGCTTGTGCAATCTGTCTAACAAGAGATTGGCTTTGCCTGCATTTCCTACTTCGTCAGTAAAGATGCCGTATTTTTCAAGCGCTTTGATTTGTTTGTCGCTAGGAGGTGACATCTCCCATCCAAAGTTTGGCACGTAGTTCGACAAGTCTTCGGCATGGATAGACATTTCAAATTGCAATGGATCTACTAATTTTCGCTTACGTTTACGCATTTCTTCCAATTGTTTAGCTAAGGCTTCCTCACGTTGAGCGACTACGTCTTCCGCTGCCTTAACTTCCATATCTTCAAGATCAAGCATGACGCCTGTTTGCTCTTCCATGTTCTCAACCATTTTCTGAGCGACTTCTGGTGTCTCACAAATCAAGTGAGCTGGCCGGCATAGTTCGTGGCGTTCAGTGTGCCAGAGGAAGTCAAGCAAAAGCAGCTCTTCTTTCCCTGGATGCAATCGAGTACCACGCCCAACCATCTGGCTATACAAGGCACGTACCTTAGTAGGTCTTAACACGACCACGCAATCTACTGACGGGCAGTCCCAACCTTCTGTCAATAACATCGAATTGCAAAGCACGTTGTAGCGGTCTTTCTCAAAATCTTCCAGAATCTCTGCACGATCCTTGGACTCTCCGTTGACTTCAGCAGCACGAAAACCTTTTGCATTTAGGATGTCGCGAAACTTCTGCGAGGTCTTTACCAAAGGTAAGAACACGACTGTCTTTCGGTCTGCACATTGTTTGACCATTTCGTCTGCTATCTGTTCCAGATATGGGTCCAGTGCCGTCCCAACATCACTAGCCTTGAAATCACCCGCTGACATGCTGACATTTGATAAATCCAAGCTAAGCGGAATTGTCAAAGCTTTGATTTTTGATAGGTACCCCTCTTGAATAGCCTGGACCAGTGAATACTCATAAGCTAAGCTATCGAAGTAAGAGCCAAGATTCTTCATATCTCCACGGT